TAATTTAATTTATCGATATTTTTAATAGTAGTAACATATCCTACACCTGCACCTATAGACTGCCATATACTAGGGTCACCTAAAAAAATCTTTGCAAATTTATAATCTTGTGTTTTTAATACATTATTAAAAGGAATATAAAGTTTTTTTAATTTTGAATTAATTTCATCACTCAAAACAAATTCATATCCATTATCAACAAATATTTTTTCAAAAATTTGATATGCTGCTATTGCTGGATATACAGGTAAATTTTGTAAAATTACACAAGATGTATCAGGAAATTGAATTTGTTTAAAGTTAAAATTAGTTATATCACCACTATAATCAGCAATTGGATACATATAACCATATCCATTAAATGATATATCTTTATTTAATTCATATAAAACTGTACTTACATCATAAATATGATTATATGTTATACTTGGTAAAATTAAATTTAATGATGCATCATTATTTCCAGTTATAAATTTATCACCAAGTTCATTAATTAAATTTATATTATTACTAACAAGATTAACTTCATAAGTAGAATTAGTTATTTTTTCAATTTTTATATAACCTTTTAAAATACTTAAACCATTTTCTTGTAATTCACCATATACTTTTTTATTTATATTATATCCATTTATAGTATTTGTATAAAATAGATTTTTAAATATTTTATTTGTTTTTTGTGTTTGTAATATTGTAATAGGTTTAGAAAATGATGCATTTCTTTTACCATAATTATTAATATCTGCAATAGAAAAATTTAAAGAAATTTCTTCTATTGAAATGGTATCAACATTATCTCTATTTGAACCTATTAATAATTCTATTTTACTCATATAAAATTTTAATTTATTTATATATTATGTTAACGAAGTTGTACATAATATTCTTTAGATTTACTAAAATCTAATTTATAACTTATATTTTTTTGATTTCTTCTTCTCAAAATATCAATACTATTTGTATCAATAATTATAGGAGTAAGTAATGTACTAGAATCAGATATACAAACATAAGGACTAACCCATAAATCTTTTAGACTTAAACTTTCATTTTCATCTAACCAATTAGTATTAATAGTATATTTATCAGTAATATTATTACCAAATTGTTTCCATTGATTATTTACTTTATAAGTTTGCTTATCAATTTTGATATTGTTCAAATTCATTAAATCAAAATTAAACATTTCAGTAGCTCCATTTGAATCTACATAAGCTAAACGATAATATCTATCAAATCTATTATCTACATCATAAATATAAAATTTAATAGCTTCACTTAAAGAATTCTTTTCTTTAACTGTATAATAATCTGTTTGTTCATCTATTGATAAAGCAGGATATAAAGAATTTAGAAGAACAGGACTACAATTTATACTTACAATTTTAGCATTATTATCAGAAAATGAATAATTAATTGTTTGTGATATTATTGTACCATTTTTTTTATGATTCTGAATTAATAAACCATTAAAAGAACTATCATAAGTTGCGAAAGGTACTCCTTGAAAAAATTGTAAATAAGCACTATCATTTAAATGTAATTTTCTATCTGCATTAAATGTATTTAAAAATTTATTAGCAGCTGAACTATCAAAAATATATTTATTTGCATCATAAGTAGAATCAAATTGATCTACTCCATTAAAACAATAATAATCACCTGAATAATAAATATTTGTACTATTATCATTTACATAAGAAACTACCTTTAATTTATATCTTACTAATGCATCAGGTATTACATAAAATAAATCATTAGGATGTATATAAATAGAACTATCAAAATAATTTTGTAAAATATTAGCAAAATCTACTTTAATATTATCACCATTTGGAAGTAATTCAAGTCTAATATCATCATTTTTACTTACTATACTTACATCAATTAAAAAATAATCTTGTGCAGGACAATTAAATATAAATTCTTGTTGACCATAAACAGGTCTTAACCAATCAGGTGATTTTGTTAATGATAAACTCATATTAATTAATTATATTAGATCTAAAGTATATAGCAATATCATCACTAAATGCTTTAATTAATTCATTTTTATATTTTGCAAATTCTTCTTCAAACAAATAAAAAAAAGGTCTTGCCTTTATACCTTCATCTCCTATCTTTTTTCTTATTGGCCATATATATTTTATATCTATATTCTTTCTATTCATCCACGATAATATAGGAGCCTCTGGAGGCATTTTACCAGGTCTTCTACCTTTATCTACAAATATAGAATAAGATGGTAATGTATATATGATTTTATAAATTACATTTTTTTCATTAGTAACTTCAAATTTAATATCATTCTTTAAATTTTCAGTATAAGATAATTTATTTTGTACTACTCTTAAAATATTATTACCTATTTTATTAAATAAATCATTTACATTATTTAATTGAATTTCTGCCATTACATTGGTATTTCATTTTCTCTTAAATTGTCTACTACTGTTAAATTAATAGACATTTTATAACCACATATTATATCTTCATAATCAAAAGCAATAACTTCAAGAGCTATATTATCATCACAAACAAATCCATATTTTTGTTCATTATTAATAAATATTGTATGAAAATCATCACATACTTGAAAAGCATCACTTAATATATTTGTAAGTTTTGTAAAATCTCTTGTTATTTTATCTAATATATAAACATCACAAGTAATTTCTCCACTACCTAAAGTTAAATTAACTGGTTTAGTCCAATCTACTAACATCATAGGATAAGTATAATCAGAAGCTTTATTTTCATCAATAGGAATATCTAAATAAGATTTTAACATCTTATGTTTAGATGCAAATTGCTTAAATGAATTATTTATTTGTGTTATTGTAACTTTCATGTTTATTAATAATTTTGAGTATCTTCGGGTCTATATGTATAATTTGCTGCAAAATCTAAATCAATACCAGGATAATAAAAATTAAGATTATTATCATTATATTGTGCAAATGGGCCACCTTCTGCTTGATCAACTTGAAGAAATTCAGGAAATTTATTTTGATTTAATATTAAATAATTTTTAAGTTTATTTAAATATTTATCCATCACACCTTCTCTATCTTCTCTTAATTTATTTAAATCAATATAATCTATAGAAGTACTAGAAGGATTATTATCTTTCATTATACCTGAATTTGTATATCTAAATAATAAATTTATAGAAAGTCTAAAAATTGTTGCATTAATTAAAACATCCCATATTTTTTCTTTCATTAAAAAGAGATAATCAGGATCATTATTTAATTGATTTGTTTCAATTAATGTTTCTATTTTCTGATATAATTTAGCTCCAATGGCAGGTTCTAGAATCATTACCTGAGCTTCTTTTAATGCTATAACAATATCTCTATCATTTACATTTTTATCAAGATAACTTTCTTGTTTTATTTTATTTATAGGTATGAAAAATGTGGCCATATATTAAATTATTTTATTTCATTATTATTATCAATATTATCTTGATTAGTTTCTTCTTTTGTTTTTTGATCAAGAGTCATAATAAAATCAAGTCTTTCTATACTTATAGGTTCTAATTGCATATTATTTAATATTTTATTAATACCTATAGTAATATCTTTTTGATATTCTTTAATAACATTTTGATAAAATATTTCTTGTGCTTCAAATATTTGATCAGATCCACCTAAAGAACCTGGAACCATAATACCCATTAACATAGGTGAAGTAACTCTATGACCACTTAATATTTTTTGAGTACTATTTTCATTAATAGAAGAAAATAATTTATTAGGAGCATCTGTTTGTAATTTATCTAATGTAACTACACTATCTTTATCTTTAGAAAAAGTTATAATTGGTTTACGACCTTTAGAAGCACCTGTATAAATTTTAAGAAATTGATTAACCCATTTTTTCTTTTGTTCATCAGTAAAATTACCTATTACATTAATATGAAAATCAGCAATTAATCCATTTTCAAATGAAGAAAGACCATATTGATCAGTTATAATATCTGTTTTAATTGCATTAATTGCACCTGAATAATCAGGTGAACTAAAATAAAAACTATTTGGTGAATATCTTTTATATACATATATTTGTGTATAACAATTTTTGAAATTGCTGAATTCTTTTATATTACCTTTTTGTAAATTTTCTTTTGCTTTTAAAGAAATATTAGGATCATAAATAGGTATATATGTTTTTTTATTTTTTTCTTTTGTCCAATCCCAAGAATAATAATATCCATTTATTTTACCATATTGATCACAAGTTTCAGGTCTTAATTTACTAAAATCAATATGTTCAATAGAAATTTTATCCCAAGTTGCATTATATTTAATTAAAAATGCATATTCTTTAAAAATTATATAATCAGTTGCTAATTTTATTAATATATCATTTATATTTTCATTATTATCATTAATATTATCTAAAAATAATTCAGTTTCTTTATATAAAGCAGATGATGGATCTACTAAAGCACCTTTACCAATAGTTTGTGCAATTTTATAATCACAAATACCTCTATGTAAAGATGAATTATTATATAATTTAATTAATGTATCAGGATATTCTTCATTATCAATTCTAAATGATATAAATTTTTTACCTTCTTGTTTTTTAAAAACCGGTGCAAGATAATCATTAGATAAAATTAAATCTAAATAATCTACTTGATTATCTGTTATATTAAGATTAATTGTTTCTTCCATATAATATTCTTTATTTTATTAAAATTGTTCTCTGAATTTAATAGCAGCTTGAGCATTAGTATTTCCACCTATTCCATATATTTTAATAGTTAAATTTTTAGATTTTGTACCTGTAATATCTAATGTTAATGGCAATCTATTTCTTATATTCAAATCTAAATTAACTATTGTATTACCTGTTTGTATATATCCACTATCAATTATTATACCACCTGTAATTATATTAGTTGAAGTATCATATTCTACAACAGAATTATTATCAATAGAAGTCCAACCTGAATTAGATAATGATGCATCATATACAATTTCATACATTGCATCTGCTGATGTATGAATACTTATAGATTCAGGTATAATTAAAGCTCTGTTAATAATTCCATTAAATGTTAATTTAGGTCTTAT